ATCCTGACCTCTCCACTTCCGGCCGAAGCGGCAATCCTTTGGGCGGCATGTCTCTGTTCGCGGTAGCAGATGCCGTATTCCCCGGTGGCGCCGTTATTTGCGTCCACATACGAAAGAACGAAAGGGTACTGAAGCGCATATGAGATCAACCCGGCAAACAGCAGGACCCTAACCGGGCTTCTCCATGGTTTTCCAAATTCATGGAGGAGCAAGATTCCCTTAGAGAGGGCCAGGACCAAAAAAGGAAGTAAGATTATGTAATGATGCGGATGCACGACAAAACTGAGGATGCAGTAAATCAAAAAAAGATACCCGATGGAAACCGGGCAAAGCAAGTCCTTCAGGTCGGACCCCCCTGCCGGACCGGGAGATGCCGGTCTGAAATATTGCACGGCAGCTTTGGCATAGCTGAAAAATCCCAACAGGAACGGAAGAACAAGAAAGTAGCAAAAAATCAGGACTACGCCGGGAAAAGGCGGAGCGGGCCAGCTCCATACGCAGTTGCTTCCGGAAAGCAGGTAGGTCCAGAAATGGTTACCCGTCACAGTAAAGACCATCCATTGAAGCGCGCCTATTTTGAAGAACTCATTTGGACCTCTTGCAGCCCATTGTGCAACCCCGGTCTGCTGGAGACGATGGAAAAAGAAGCTCACATAGGGAACAAGAGGCAGCAGGAACGCAATAAAACCGCCTGCCGCCCACAGGAGGGTGGTTTTTGGCCGATTAGCCGCCCAGATTGCCGGCTCGTTTGCGGCGAGTTTGAATGAAGCGGCGGCAAAACAGATCAGCAGGATTACATAAAATACGCCGCTGTGGTGCAGTTGGAACGCGATTGAGGCGAACAGGCCTATCGGCAGGAAAAGATGGGGTTTTTCGCGAACCCTGAATATCATCAGCACCAGGGGAATTACGAAAAGCAGCAGCAGGTTCTGCGCCCAGATTTTTCGGCTGAAGAGGATCAAATAGGGTGACAATGAAAAAAGAAACAGGCAAAGGAGAAACTGTACCCGGTCCCTGGCGAATGTGGCAAAAAAAAGGACCGAGAGCAGAAGGACGACTATATTCACGGCAAGGAAAAAAGCGGTAAGGGTGTATGGATCGGCGCTGCCGGCTGTCACCAGGCCCATGATATAGGAGAAAACCGGCCCATTGGGTATACCGACGCTAGACTGCATGCCATGCTCGAGCCACCAGTGATGCGCAGGGGCGGAGAGTCCCTCCCTGATTGCCTTCAGCTCATCCCCCTTGAATTCGAAAGTATCCAGACGGAACGCGCGAAGAAAAATCCCCAAGGCCAGCATAGCCCACATGCCTACCCTCGCGCTTTGGGACATCTGCGCCCACAGCCGTTTGAGTGCAGCAAAGGAAGAACCCGTGGATGTGGATCCTTCGAGGTACATATGAGCCTCCCTGCGTCTTTTTCTCGGCATATCGCAGAACTCAAAGCCGGCCGCATTGTATTAACCAGTGCCCCCAACCGGGTTGCCTGCCGGCTGTAGAATGGTCTCCCCTGAGGTCGAGTATCTGCGAAGGGAACTTCCTGGTGCATGCTTGCGGCCAATCGGATAATCGAATATCCCACTGAAAAAAACAAGAGCAAGCTCAACGTGACCGCTTTGGGCAGTTTCAGATACACCACTTGCGTTTTTCATAGGCATATGGAAAAATCCTATGGGTTTTTAGGTTCAAAGTGCGGTGAACGGTTAGTGGAGGCTTTCATGTGGGTGAACATAGTATCTTTATTCATGGTGCTGTTCATGGTGTTTGCAGGTTCTTCAGTTCCCTGTAGGGGCGATGAAGGCCATGATAAGCCGTCCGGCGCAACTGAATATCACTCTTTGGCAAGTGAGAGAAAGTCTGGTGACTACACGATCAAAGTTGACCTGTCCGAACAGGTCCTCACCATGGAGATCCCCAAAATGGTCCGCCATGGAGGCGGTGGTGAGGAGAGGCTATATCCAATCCCGGGAGATCTTCACCCGACCAACGAAGGTGGCACTCCGGATGAGGGGAGCATTGACTTTGTTTCCGCATCCATCCTGTCGGCCAAGGCCAAACAGTTTGATGACGGGCTTTATGCGGCCGCTGAAATAGCAATGCAGGAAGGGTTGCCGGGCGTTTTGGGAAAGAAAATGTTTCTGTCGGCCCTGTTGGGCGCCCTTAAGGACCTCGGGGACCCCTCCATCCCTCAGCAGGAAGAAGAATGGTCGAGGGCTTTTATTGCTGCGGCATCCTCACTGGGAGGGCAGGACTCAGAGGAAGATGAGAGGGTTACCGAGTTAAGCCAAAGAATAAAGGAGGTTTTTCTGCAAGAGCCTCTTCGTTCAAAGCCTATAGGTTTTTACACATGGAATGACGAACTCGCCAAGATATTCCGGCAGGATCGCCTCTTGCAAACCAAACTTGAGAAGAGCGCTGCACTTGTGCGGGCCATCAAAAAAAAAGCCGGGCAGACAAAAGATTTCTATTTCAAGTACTTGGGATTTACCGAAAAAATGACTAACCCATTCCCATCGGATGTTTCGGATTTGAGGCGCTGCATCGAGGACCCTCTTACTACTTGTGGGACCGGGAAACAAAAAAAAACGGTCGTATTCTTTCCACCATCAAGATCTTATGAAACAGACCTTGTAAAAAAACTCTACGGCAATAAACCCATCCCTGACAATTTCAATCTTGCTGAAACACTGATCGAGGAAATCAAGGCCGGCAGCATCGATCTAACCCCCCGGGAAAACTCCGGCTGGTATGACTACCAGACGTATTCACTGGAAAGCCTTGTTCTACCGGAGAAGTCCCCTGAGGGCAAAAAGCTCGAGTTTACCCAAAGTTACAGGGAAGAACTGGAGGAGTTGTTCAAATCACTTCTGGCCCTCACAAGGGAAACCCACATCAAGCAACTGGAAATCCCTCTAATGATCGGTTCTGCATATCGGAAAGGGCCGCATGAGGAAAAGATACGCATAGATATTTCCCCGGAACTCACTTTAGAGCCGCTGGCGACCTACTATTTGAGAAGGGCCCGCTCTTATAATTTCGTCCATAGCGTCCTGAAAGATATGCTTGGAGAAAGCAATCTCTCAAAGATACACCGTTTGACGGCATCTGGACCTGTCAAAAAGGACCTCGCCGTGGAGCTGAAGGAAATGGAGGCGCTCTTTTTCGGGGCGGCTTTAATCGTTGCAAATGAAACCGGCTGCGCTCTACAGATAACAAAAAGGGACGGATCGGGCAATGGAGGGAACAAGGACATCGAATTTGCCCGCCTCTGGATGAATCATCTTTCCGATGATCCGGATGTTTCACGTGATAACAGAATGATGGTGCCTGTCTTTTATGATTTCCAAAGAAAAATGACAAAAGTGTGGGTCGTTTTAGGATACGAACAGAAATCTGTCGAGGTGGGATTCAAGTCGACTCCGCAAATTACCGTCTTTGACGGCAAAGGGAATAAGATTGATGAATCAAGACTCGACGTACATTACAACGACCAGGTCCGCTCCCTGTGGTACCCTGTTTTTGCCGAGATTTACGTAAAAAATATCCTGGATAGAGATGAGTTCAGGAAGCTTTGCGACAGGTACGCCACGAGGCAGGAGATCCTAAAGGCGCTCCAGCAATAGTTCATAAACTCAGTCAATAGTGAATAGTGAAGAGGTTGGGCTGATGAAGCTGCATTAAATCCATTTAACCAAGGAGCTGCCCATGCCCAGAAGCATCTTGTGCTCCCTGCTTATGATTTTGGCTGCCTCCAGTGTGGCCCATGGAGGCGCCGTGTTTCTAACATATCCGTCACGCTCTGGTCCGTTGAATCCTATCAGTGTCAAATCCACCTACTCAGCAAAAACTCGGATTTTAACAACTGCTCTTTTATCTTTGATCTTTTAATGATCTGAATTGGCTATGCTCGTTTCCCGTGTTTCAGATGTAACTGTAGATTTAGTCCCAACATCATTTTTCACATCCGGCTTTGGCGTGGGCGCCTCGTATTTAGATTTTGAGGAGCGCAGCAAGGTTTTTTGTTTTTCTCTGATACTTTTTAGCACTTCTTTATATCGATTTTTTCGTGAACTACTGAGCATAAAACGCCATGCAAGCCACCATATAAAAATACCCACTACAATACCTATCCCCGGAAAGAGAGTAAATCCTAAAATAATAAAACCAAGTCCAACTACAAACATGGGGAGAGCAAGACTCAAACCTTCCAACCTGTTTTGTATAATATATACCATCTTTTTAATATCCATATTTTATCACTTCTTTCTAAGTTAATGTGATTGTTAAGATACGTTGTCAACTACTGCGCAGATTTAATAACCTTTCTAATTCCTCTATCCTTTGTTCAAGTATCCCAGCCTCACATCATTGTTTAACCTCCTTTTTTCGTTCCCGAATCATATTTTACTAACTAGTTAATAATGCTATTCAAATACAATATTAAGCCATTTTTCGAGTCCAAGCACCCTTATCCCGCAATCTTAATGCCCCACCTGAAGCGATGCAATCTTTAGTGGAGGATTTTGAGTCCAGGACAGTGGCTCTTGGCCCATTTGAGATATTCGGGATCGCACCACCCTCGAGCTGACTTTGCCACCGGTGGCATACAGTTGATGTATGGTGTTGAGGGACAGGCATAGCCCGAAGCCCTGGAAGGCCCTGGGCGCGAGGCCGGATCGTCCCCGCTTGAGCCGCCATCAAACTTCGGGGTGTTGTCGCCTGTTTGGCTCAATTGCTGATAGACCGTTTCACCAGCGGATACGACAGCCGACAGCCCTGCCGCCGTAAGCGCGACAATCGCCAGAATGATGCTCAGATTTATTGCGGCCTTGGTTCCTATATCCGTTCCCCCCTCTAAAGCAATGGAGTTATGGTGCGACGGGCCGGTTAGAACTTATAGCCAAAGCTTTCCAGAAACTGTTCGAAAACATGATCCACGAGGATTGCTGCTAGCACCAGGGGGATCAACATGGCTACGATGACGAGCTTTTGTTTCCAGCCTTTCAGGGCTGCAAATTTATAAGCAAGCATGGTCACCATGGGGCCGAGGATGAGCATGACGCAGCCCGAAATCGTCAATGTGACGGACATAAAGGTTGCCTTCGGATACGTGACAATCTTGGGGGCGTGCTGATATGCGTCATGTATGGGGAAATAGAACCCTACAAAGCCAAGGATAAGCCCAAGGACCAAAAACAGGCCCCCCCCGAGACGGGGATATTTGTCCAGGTTTAACTTTCTCTCGCCTTGTACTTCATCACTCATGGCGTATTCCTCCCGCAATTGAATGGTTCCCGCGGTTATGACCTCCTCGAACATCCCCGATATACTTTACCCCAAGTTTTCGTTTCCTGTCATGTTTATTTTCAACGATGGTCGAGTATAGCTTTACGGTCCTGGTGCCTGGACGGCAGGGCCGAGGGAAATAGTCCCGCAAAAAGGGCCCCGCAAAAAGGGTTGCCAATACGAACGGAAAGTCTTATATGGAGCGGGCACTTTCTTATCACGAAAAGGAGCAAACATGAAGATCATCTGTCCATCATGTAATTACGTAGGGGAAAGCAAGGGAATTGCCAAAGGCTCTCGAAAAATCGAAATCACGCTCTGGTGCTGTTTTATTTTGCCCGGCATGCTTTACACCATGTGGCGGCAATCAAAAGACGGCCAATACCAGGGGTGTCCAGAGTGCCACGAAGCCAACGTTCGGCTGATGAAAAGAAAAGAATGGCAAGCATATGAACGAAACGGAAAGTTACCGCCCGAATGATTTTCGAAGAATCCACTCCCAAAAGCATCGAAGGACTCCGAAGCGGTCCCACAATTCCACCGCAAAGACGCAGACAGAGTTGAGCTGAAACAGAAAATTCCCGCCTTTGCGGAATTTTCGAGCCTGGGCAGTTACGCTTGGTGAAGGCAATCTCAATCCCTTTTCCACTTTTGTCTCTGTCTCCTCCGCATAATCTGGTCAACCCGCCCACCGGCTCTAGCCGGAAGCTCCACGGTGAAAAGTTTTTTCTTCTCTTGTCCCCGTGTACCCCCTCTCCGCACCGGTCTTTCAACGTACTGCTCTCACGGCCCGCCTCTGAATATCTATCCCATTTATGAAAACTTCGTTTTTTCCCCTTCCCTGCCCTCTCTAATTTTTCTTGCCACTTTTTTTGCCGCTTCTGGTTGCCGCTTCTGGTTGCCGCAACTGATTGCCGGTTCTGGTTGCCGTTTTGCAGGGCAAAATCGCCCAGTGGTATGCTGCTTAAACTGGAATAAGACAAGGGTTGGGGAGACGCGGGAGCGCAGGGACGGGGGGACGAGACCCTCACCGCGTCACAGTAGAATTCGGGAGTTAAGGCGAATCGAAGCATCGGAGAATCAGGGGAAATGAAGTGCGAGCAATGCGGCATGGCGATGGATTTAGTGGAGGTTTTGGAGAGGGGGGGAGTTTGGGAGTGCCGTGGGTGCGCCTATACCCTCACGCTCAAAAAAGGCTTCACACCAAAGATTCTATATGATGGTCCGCCGCCTCTTGACTATTACTACCACGACTAAGATCCTGGCTGGCGGTCCTCTTCCCTGCTCCGACGCTTTTTGCCGTTTTTATTGCCGCTTCTGGTTGCCGCTTCTGGCTGCCGTTTTACAGGGCCAAATCCCTTTATGATATTCTGTATCCTGTAGAAACGAATTGTATTGATTTAGACAGGTTTGACAGAATTTAGAGGAAAAGGTTTTAAGCCCCTCCGGATAAACGCCTCTGGTCATAGACAGGCCAGGGAGAGCATAGAGAAAGGTCCAGCTTCCGGCTAAAGCCGGTGAAAGGAATGACCAGACTATGTGCTTCGCTTCAGCGCCATCGGTTCCCGCTCCTCCTCCGGCTCCCGCGCCTCCACCGAGCCTGCCGGATTCGGGAGTGCAGGGTGCGGGTCAAAATCAGCGCAATCTCGCGGCAATGGCTTACGGCGCGAGCCAGACGATTCTAACGGGTCCGCAGGGCTTGCAGACGCCGGCAGCGACAACGGCGAATTCGGGCAAGACGCTGCTTGGAGGCTAGAAGAAGGGTAATCGGTGATAGGTAATAGGTAATGGGCAAAAACCACCTCTGACCCATAACCCCTAACCAATAACATTTAACCCGGAGCGGAGCGAGCGTGGCCGACGTAATCAAAATCGATACCTTCAGCAAGGTCCCTAAAATCCAGGCTTTGCGGAAGTACGTAGACCGGCGGCTTGTGGGCTTGCGGGTTGACCGCTGGAGTTACTGGCAGCACTGGCGGCAGTTATCCGACTTTATCCTGCCCAGGCGCGGCCGCTATCTCATGACGCCCAACCAGGCCACAAGAGGCGACCCGGTTGGATCGAGGATGATAAATGAAACTCCTATTTTTGCGCTCAGAACGCTTGCGGCGGGCCTTATGGCTGGCCTTACTAGTCCTGCTCGCCCTTGGTTTCGGCTTTCTATCCGGGACATGGATGTGTCCGATAACACACCCGTCCGTCTGTGGCTTGATGAAGTAACCAAACGCTTACTTACGGTGCTCTCCCAGAGCAATGGCTACAACGCCTTGCACGTCATCTACGAGGAGCTGGGGTGCTTCGGCACGGGGTGCATGCTCATCGAGGAGGACTACGACGATGTTGTCAGGTGTCAAACACTCACAGCCGGTGAGTACTACCTTACTTCGAGCGGTAAAAACCAGATTGATACTCTTTACCGCGAATACGTACTCGCAACAGGTCAAGTTGTGGAACGATTTGGACTTGAGGCTTGCAGTCCCCAGGTCAAAAGTCTTTGGGCCTCAGGGCAGCTCGATAAAGAAGTAAATGTTGCCCAGGCAATCGAGCCAAACGACGATCGCGCCCCGCAGATCCCGGGGCTAAAAGGCAGAAAGTTCAGATCTGTAATATGGGAGTGGGGGCAGAGCCAGAACCTGGTGTTAGAGCTCCGGGGCTATCACGAGCAGCCCTTCTGCGCGCCGAGATGGCATGTTATCGGAAACGATTCATACGGCAGATCCCCCGGCATGGAGGCGCTGGCGAGCTCGAAGATGCTCCAGCAGTTGGAGAAACGCACGGCCCAGGCGATAGACAAAGTGCTAAATCCTCCGATGGTGGCCGATGTGTCAATGAAAAACGAGCCGGCCTCACTTCTGCCGGGCGGGGTGACTTACGTTGCAAACCTTGCGCAAAGCGGATTCAAGCCGGCTTATGAAGTACCGCCAAATATCCAAGGCGCTGAAGAAAAGATAGCGAAGGCCGAGGACAGGATCAACCGGGCGTTCTTTGCGGATTTTTTCCTGATGATCTCACAGCTTGATACCGTGAGGACCGCGACTGAAATCATCGAGCGAAAGCAGGAAAAGATGCTGATGCTCGGACCGTTTCTCGAACGCAGCCAATTCGAGCTGATAAATCCGATGATCGACCGGGTGTTTGCAATGATGTACCGGGCCGGGCTGTTGCCTCCGGCGCCGCCCGAGATACGCAATCGCGCTCTTGATATCGAAACGATTTCAACTCTTGCCGATGCGCAGAAATCAACGGCTACAACCGGGATCGAGCGGCTGGTGGCCTTTGTTGGAAACCTTGCGGCAGCCAAACCCGAAGTGCTCGATAACGTGGATATGGACGAGACCGTGCGGGAATACGCAGACCTTATCGGGGTTACGCAAAAGCTCATTGTAGCGCAGCAGAAGCGGGATGCGCTGAGGAAGCAGAGATCCCAGCAGGCGGCTGCCGCCCAGGCGGCGCAGATGAGCATGGCCGGAGTCCAGGGGGCAAAGACTTTGAGCGAGACCGACGTTGGCGGGGGGCAGAGCGCGCTGCAGAAGATGTTGGGGTATGGTCAGGCAGGCGGAGGGGTGGCGCAATAAAGAATATTCACCGCAGAGACGCAGAGGGCGCAGAGGAAAAGATTATGAGCCATGGCCAATATGCGAAAGCAAAGAATAATGGCGCGGGCGTAATGCCGGCGAAGGTGCAGGTGCAGATCCCGAATGTATCCGCCTGTGCGAGTTATCACTGCCCGGGTTGCACGAACAATATTTTCGAGCGGGCGTTTCGGATCTTTGAAATCTCTGCATTGCTTTCTCCGATAGGGGTCGCGCAGCCGGCCGAACAAGAGGTCTATCGCTGTACGAATTGCGGCCTGGCGTGGGAGCAAACATCGCTCAAGAAACTGACGGCCAAAGAGCGAGAAGACCTGGTGACGGAGATGAAGGCCAAAATGCAGGAAGCAGGAAGCGGGAAGCAGGGAGCGGGAAGCGAGCTTGATGGCTGACGAGCAGACCCCATACAACGCAGGCGACGCGCAGCATGTGGCGAAGCGGGAGAAGAGCCAGAAGACCCGCAATCTTCAAAAGAAGGCCGCGCTCCGCAAGATTATGTCAGATCCCGAGGGGCGCATGTGGATGTGGGATTTGCTGGAAATGTGCAGGATTCACGTAACTTCGTTTTCGTCAGATCAGCTTGCGATGGCGTTCCAGGAGGGAATGCGCAATGTGGGGCTTATCCTCGAAGCGCAAATATTCCAACTTAGCCCGGAGCTGTATTTAAAGATGGTTACTGAAAACGGTGGCTACAAGACAGAATAAGTACAAAAAAGTCAAGTGAGGGGGTCCGCTTTAGCCCGGCCAGGTGAGAGCGGCGAATAGAATAAGGAACGGCAGTCAGGTGCCTGACCATCTGATCTGCCGTTTTTTATTGCCCCCATTAGACCAGGACTGAGTGCTGAGGACTGAGGACTGAGTAGAAAAAGCAGAGGACCTCGATGCAAAGACACCTACAACTCGTACACGACGTCATGAAGGGCAAACCGGCTCACCTTCGAAGTCCGCAATGGCACAAGGTAGAGAAAGAACACCTGGCGAAAAAACCTGCCTGCCAGTGGTGCGGGGCGAAAGTCGAACTCGATGAAAATGGAAAGCCGAAGAAGGACGTGCAACCAAAGCTCCAGGTGCATCATATTAAACCGTTCCATCTTCATCCGGAACTTGAGCTCGATCCTTCGAACTTCATAACCCTTTGCGAAGAGGGCGGATACCTCAACTGCCATTTGTTTCATGGCCATAACGGGGATTGGAAGAGTTTCAACGACAAGGTGCGCGATGATTGCGAAGAGCACGCCAAAGATCCGGAGCGCCAGATCCTCGAAGCCGTGAGAAAACAAGACCCCAAACTATATGAGTTCCTGGTGAAAGCCAGGATTGAAAGGAAGAAACATGCCTGAAGAAACAGCAACAACGACAGCGGCTGAAACCACGGCGGCACAAACCACCGAGCAGACTACGGACCAAACTAATATCCTGGCGGATGCGGCGACGCAAACGACAGAGGCCGCGATCGAACCGAAACTTGGCCCAGATGGGAAACCATTGCCGCTAGAGCCCAAACTGGGGCCGGACGGTAAACCGCTGGAGCCTGATGAGGGCAAGGATAAAAAGCCCGAGATCAAAGCGTCCGAAGAATATGCGGAATTTACAATCCCGGAAGGGACCACCCTCGATGAGCAGACCGCGACTGAGTTCAAGGGGCTGGCAAAAGAGCTGGACCTGACTCAGGAGCAAGCACAGAAGCTGCTCGATTTTGGAGGCGGGAAACTCCGGGCACAGATTGAGGCCCCCTACAAGCTGTGGGCTGAGACCCAAGCGAAGTGGCAGGCCGAGGTAAAGGCGGACCCGGAGATAGGCGGCACGAAATTCGAGCAGAGCATCAAGGATGCGGCTCAAGTCTTTGTGCCGGGAGATTCAAACCCGTTCGTGAAAGATGAGGCGGAGGCCAAGAGCCTGAGAGATGCGCTCAACATGACGGGGGCCGGGAACAATCCCGCTATTGTGAAGTTATTTGTCAAGATCGGGACCCTGCTGAAAGAGCCTGGTTCGCTTTCGGGCGGACCGGTGAAAGACACGCAGGACACACTTCTTGCCAAAATGTATCCAACAATGAACGAAACGACGACGTAACGAGGAGCACATAAATGGCCACTATAGGACCTGTAGCATTGACACTGGCGGACTGGGCCAGACGGATAGATGACGACGGAAAGATTGCCGAGATCATCAATCTTTTGTCCCAGACCAATGAAATCCTAGACGACATGCTCTGGGTGGAAGGAAACCTTCCGACCGGGCATAAAACGACAATCAGAACCGGTTTGCCTTCCGCGTACTGGCGCTTGCTAAACATGGGCGTGCCCAGGGGCAAATCGACCACGGCCCAGATCACCGAGACCTGCGGCATGCTCGAAACTTACAGCGATATCGACGTGGATCTCGTGGCGCTTTCCGGTAACGACCGCGCTTTCAGGCTCTCTGAAGAGCTGGCATTTCTTGAGGGCATGAATCAGCAGATGGCCGGGATAAACGTCGATTCGGTCTACTTCGTGACCCAGAGGACCATTCCGGGCGTGAATGGCGGAAATCCCGTGAAATATATCGAGCGGATGAACGCACGGAACTTTCTCACAAACGGGGTATCCGATGTGACGAAGGCCTGGTTTGTAGACTGCGGGCTTCAATATTCGGGCAGCCCGGCGACGGAGATAACCGGCCTCGATCATTTAAACGGGGCCACTGTAAGCATTCTTGCCGATGGGAGCGTTCAGCCTCAGCAGATAGTGGTGAACGGGGCTATTACGCTCCAGAACGCGGCAAGCCTTGTCACTGTGGGACTTCCTTATGTCTCGCAGCTCCAGACCCTTTGCATGGAGCCCGAAGGGATGGTGATGCAGGTCCAGGATTACCGCAAGAAGATTGCGGCTGTGGCGGTGCGGGTAGCGGACACGAGGGGGTTGAAGGTCGGGCCGGACTTTACGAGGCTGACCGAGATAAAGGAAAGATCGGCGTCGGTCAGCATGGGCGCGGCCGTGCCGCTTTTTACCGGGGACGAGCGCGTGATAATCAGCGCAGATTACCTGGTGGATGATGATGTGTGTTTGCAGCAGGACAACCCACTTCCGTGTACGGTTTTGGGGGTAATTCCGGAGGTGAGTATAGGAGACAGCCCTGGGTGAAGCGGGGCTGAGGACTGAGGACTGAGTGCTGAGGACTGAGTAAAAAAAATCTCAGCACTCAGCACTCATAGCTCAGCCCTGAAGCGACCAAAGGGAGCGGCCATGGCTCGAATCATAGTCCCGGCACATTCAGATCATGTCTACTGGATCGCGAATAAAATGCGGCAGCCGGACCGGGCAGAAGTCGCGGCGGCGGCGGGGATGGGGCCGTTTCGGGCGCTTTCGGACTCGCTGCAGCGATCGGCGGCGGCATGGACGGGGATGGTAAACGATGAGCCTGTCTGCATGTTTGGCGTTACGCCCGTTGATATTTTGGGAGGCGTCGGATCGCCCTGGCTGCTGGGAACCAATGAAGTCGAAAGGTACGCCATCACTTTCTTGAGGTTGAACAAAGGATATGTGGCGAAGATGCTCGAGCTTTTTCCTCATCTTCAAAACTATGTCGACGTCAGGAATGAGATGTCAATCAGGTGGCTCAAGTGGTTGGGGTTCAGGTTCGATCCTGAGCCGGTTCCTTATGGAATATGGGGTTTG